ATTCCATTAGGGACATCTGTCATAATGTACCAAGAGTCTGTATCTGTTAGGTAGTTGTTCACTCTATAACCTTGAGGAATCATACCCATAGATTTAACTGCATTGATATCATTGTCAGCCGTTCCAACTCTACCTTGAGATTTCATCAATCTCTCAGCAGTGAACTGATTAGCAGATGGGACAATCATCTTCACACCTTTAGCAGCAATTTTTAATCCTCTTTCGTCCGTCATTGCAGCGATGTCTATTAAAGACTGCTCCAATGAAGTTTCGTTAAGGTCTGCTTGAGTAGCAAGGGTATTAGAAAATACTCCTGCTAGTGTTGGGTGTGCAGTACTAAATAATGAAACGTTATCACCTGAATCATAGTTATCCGTTGTCGGTAACCCTTGAATCAGAGGAAATACTGCTTTCACTTGTTTAGTGTTTGCCATCGATCTTGCCAATGCTTTTGTATAACGAGAAGACAGTTTGTCGTATAGGTTATCTTCAATAGCTTCCTCAGTCAGTGCAAAAGCGAGAGCAATTGTCTCGTTAGTGTACCTTGCTGTGAAAGTTTCTTGCGCTTGGTCAAAAGCAACTCCAGATCCTTCTGGTTTTACTAATGCGTTAGCGAAACCTGACAACATAACTTCTTCTTCAAAAGCTCTGTCAGATGACTCAGTGACGTAAATTTCCGCCGACTGATTTTCGTATTGTTTGTACTCCAGGCCAAATAAAGCATTTAAACCTGGCTCTAGTTCTTTAACTAGTTGATTACGTGATATTGCCATGATTTATACTCCTTATATTCCAGCTACGTTATTACCTAGAATGTGACTACATAACATGACTCTCCATACACTTCCGTCTACGGATACGTCTTGATTATCTGTGTCTCTAGATATGCCTAATAACTTCAATTGGTTTATTGCAGTTGTTGCAGCACCGATTGTGAAACCCGAAATATAATTCGGGGATCCAGAACCTGCGTTGTCAACGATTGGTGCAGTACCTCCTACATCAGCTTGCGTAAGTGATGTTAGGTTTGTCCGCATTTCATACATTTGTTGTGGATCATCATTGATGAGACAAGTCATGTCTGTTGCAGCATTATTAGGCGCCCAGTTGGACCATGTTGGCTTCTGTGTACTCGGATCAGTATAAAAAGCGCCGTTTAGTGAACCTAGTGCATTAACTACTGAAATACCTGCCGTACCAACGACAACGTATCCTGTAGCTGCTAATAACACTAAATCATGATGGTCGATTGCTGTTGTTGATGCAGCTTTCTTCCATTCGCCTAAACCGGCGTTATTGTCAGTCTGACCCACTTTTCTGAGAGGTCTCAATCCGAAACCTGTCGTACTTTGATTAGCCATAGTTTTCTCCAATTGTAAACTACTTTATGTAGTCTACGGTTTATATAAATTTCGTTGGTTGAATTGTTAAAAAATTAACGTTTCCTACCACCGAAGGTTGTACGAGACTGTCGATCAATATTGATCGGCATACTCTTATGCTGTTCCTTCATTAAATCGTTGTCTACTGCATCCATTTGATCTTTTCCCATTTTGGAAAAATAATCAGATCTCTGCTTCGCGATCTCTTCAGGTACCCTTGTTAGCACAAGGCCTCCGTGCCCGATCACCCCTGCATACTTGCCATCTGATATTGCTGGATAGTCGTCTTCAGGATATTCGTCGGCTCTTACTAACTCATACCCGGACCTTAAGCGTCCTTGTATGTTTTTCGTGTCGAGAAATCCCATGATTTCTACCCTGACCCATCTGTGTCTGAATCCAGTTGGCGCGTTGGGCGTATCTAAGTACGATGGTGGAGTCCAAACTTTCTTACGTATTGTTTTAGCTCTTGTTTGGCTCGCACGGGAAGTTTTAGTTTCTTTTGTCATATGCTTATTCTCCCTCCGTGAGTTTTAGTTGTCTTGCATACTCTTCTAGTGGCACACGCAATTTTTTAGCGATTGCTACTTGTGAAGGTGTGAGTTTCACACTTTTGCGACTAGTTCTTGCATTACGTGTTGCAGAAGCAACATTTTGTACAGGTTTACTAATCGTTTTTTCTACAGTATTACCAAATTTCTGCGGGAATTCAAGTCTTATTCTCTTATCAATCTCTTCATAATAAGTATCTGACTTGGGATCATACCCTTCTTCTTCAGTAAGTTTTCTATGTAGATCAAAAGCTGTGTAGGTCATGGCATTATCTTTGCCAAACCATTGATTTTTTTCCGCCCAATCCTCTGCTTTTGGATCTGGTGGCGGGGTTTGTTGAGTTGGATATTGAGCCGCAGGTCCTTGCTTTCTTGTAGCTTCTTTAGCAGTTTCTTCCATTTTTTGTCTGCTTTTAATTTCTGCAAGTTTTCCTTGTTCATATCCCAATTGCGAGATAGCTGTTAAAGCTTCAACTTCAGCCTTTTTATCATCTGCCGTTCTCGATTCAGATAATTTAGCTTGAGCAGCTGCTAAAGATGACTTAATTCTATTTTCCATTTCATTAGCATAGTCTCTGTCTAAAGTTGTGGCAGTATGAGTTAATTCATCTCGCTCTCTCATTACACGTTTAGCATAAGTAACTGCTTCTTCTTTTTGTCGCTCTGCTTCACGCATCTTTCTGGTAAGTTTAGCAATACGTTTTTTAACGCCTTCACTATACTCTTCCATTTCTTTCTTTTGTTCTGGTTCTTTTACTTCTTCCTTTGTAGCTTGCTCTTGGTCGTCCTTGCTATCTCGAACATCCACTGGCTCATCCAATTTCTCAGGTGGGTCAGCGGGCTTATCACTGTCTTGAGTAGTTTTTTCATCTTTTACTTCTCCTCCTTCTGCTTTTTTATCTAAATCAATTTCAGTTGCTTTTTCGTCAGCATCACCTACATCAATTAGATTCTCTGTTTTTTCTTCGTCTCCTTTGTCTAGTGCTCTTGGCATAGTTCCTCCCTATGGTTATATTTCGTGGAATATATCTTCAGGGTTTTCCACGGTCGCTAAAACTTCATCATCATTGAGAAGTCTTACCTCACCCCCATCTATTTTCATTCGAGATCCAGCGTATCTAGCAAAAATAACCCAACTTCCTTTTTTACACCAAGGTCCATCAGGATATCTTTCTTTATCTTTATACGCATCGGGTCCTATATCTAATACAAGTCCACAAGTCGATGCCACTTGTGAACGTTCTATAACGTCATCCGTTATAAGAATGCCCCCTTTAGTTTTCTCTTTCATTTTGAAAGGTAAAACTAAAAGTCTCCAGCCCGTTGGTTTGGGCAATTTAGCATGTTCAGATGTTAAATCTTTTTCAGGCTTTTTAGGTTCTTGATTGTATTTTTCTTGAAGTGCCTCTTTACGCTTTGGGACTTCCTTTTGGTTTGATACTGATAACTGTTCCGTCACTATTTTTTTGCTCCTTTTTTTCAAGCAGGCTGGATATTTCCTGACTCATGTACTGGTATGTACGTAGTTGTCCTAACATATACTGATATTTCTCCATATTGTCAACACCGCCAGAAACCATGGCTGCGACAACATCATCATGTCTCATTTTAATGATTCTTCTAATCTTAGTTATAAAGTCTTGATCTTCCATTATTTTTTTCTCCTTTTTGTCTTTTTCTTCTTCTTTCCTACGGGCTTACTACCATACGCTTTTGTCCACTCTCTTGCAATCTTAGGTTCCTTTTTCCATAAATATCTGCGTTGTTTTTCTGATTTAAAAGGCATTAGCAGTTCCAAGCTCTTAGAGATTTATTAATTCTGCTATTAGGATCTCGGGCCGTTTTAGCAGATGTTAATTTCTTTTTCATCCCACCCATTCTTGCACAAAAACTAGCTCTTCTTTTATTACCTACTTTTTTGCTAGGAGCTTTTAAAGTTCCTTTTGTATAACTAGCTCTACCTTTAGCATTCAAACCCCCTTTGGGATTCTTGCCTTCTTTTCTTTGCCATGCTGCAGTTTTAGCCATTATCTTTTTTTAGCTGTCCTTGCAGATCGTTTAAATTGTTTAGCAGTAGGAGCACCTTTACTTCCAGGCTTTCTCATTTTTTCTCCACTACCTGCTTTGATTCTTTTTCTTTTAGCATGAATGTTTGCGTATAAACCTCGTTTAGCCATTACAGTTCTCCTTTAGGAATTTCATAATCTTTTAATACTTGTAATTTTTCTTCTGCTGTTGCAATTTTATGTAGCTGACAATCTAATTCTTTTTGATGATTCAAATGTTCGCTGACTCCTACTGAATTTTCCAAAAGTAATTTAATCGTAGCATCAGCTGCTGCAATCTCTGCTTCATATTGTTTCTGTAACGCGTCTATCAAGACCGTTCTCATTAAACTACTTTCTGCAGATTAACTGCATTGGGACCTTTAGGGCCCTCTTCAATATCAAAAGTCAATGCTTGACCGTCTTCAA